TATGATCTATTTCAATTAGGAATGTCTGGAGATAATCCGAGGTACAAAAGTTACACAGGAAGTTCTTACGATACACCTTACATAGACAGAGATGAAATAGAAGATGCTCGTGCAACCTTGCCTAAACAAATATTTGAACAAGAATACTTAGCAACTTTTATTGATGACGGCGGAGAAGTCTTTTCTAATATTAAAGCAAACACTTTCGCAAAATACACCAATTCATCAAGACAAATATTTTGTGGAATAGATTTAGGAAGAGCAGATGATTATACAGTTGCAACCTTTATAGATAAAGATGGACTCGTAATAGATATGTACCGTAATAATAAAGTAGAATGGTCAACGATGGTGAGAGAAATCATTGCCCTTATAAAGCAACATAACGCAACTGTTATGGTTGAGGTTAACTCTATAGGTGATGTTATCTATGAACAGCTCAAAGCTCAATGGCAAAACACAATACCTTTTGTAACAACTGCGAAGTCTAAACCTGAGATCATAGAAGGACTTATCTTAGACTTTAATGAATCAAACATTAAGATTCCTAATAAAGACTTGTTTCCTCCTTTGGTTCATGAGCTGGGTATATTTAGTTACGAATACAATCCAAGGACACGTAATGTAAGATACGGCGCACCAGCTCCACATCATGATGACTGCGTTATGTCTCTAGCAATTGCAAACTACAATAGGAAACAAAATTCATCTATTGGTACCTATGCAGTTATGGGTAAGAGATAATTCAAAAGGAACATAAAGTATATTTCTTAGTATATGGTAAAGATCAATATTAATGGAAAGAGTTATGCGATCCCTCAGCGACTAACAATAGACCACTACAATAGTCTGTTAAATTTTGACTGGGAGGATCCAAAGTATTATCCAATGATAGTGTCACAATTGGTCAATGCGCCATTATCCTTAATTGCCAAAGCAGAACCACAGTCTCTAACTTTAGGGATCGTGTTTGCTGTTAAGGCTATGAATGAACGTAAAGAAGTAGAGATCTTAAACCTAGATGAGATTACATTTGGTCAATTTATAGACTTGGATGTTTACTTAACAATAGGAATTGATAAACACTTCAAAGATATAGCAAAGATACTCTGTCCTAAGGCTAAGTTCTCTGATGAGGTTATGTGGGCAATAGAAAAATATGTAGCTTTTAGAACATACACTTATAGGCAGTACAAAATCTTATTTGGATTAACTGATCACGATATATTTGATGCTGAACCAGATGAGATTAAAAAGACTCAGATAGCTAAATCGTGGTACACTATAATAGTACAGATTGCTAAAGAAGATATACTTAACATAGATAAAGTAACCGAGCAGCCGTTAAAGAAAGCTCTAAACTTTATGGCACTACAAAAAGAAAAGGTAGTAGAAGAAAACTTGCGTAAGCAAAAACAACAAAGACAATATGACGTACAAAGAAATCGTAGATAAGGTTGGTCTTATCTGTAGCCAACATTTAATTATACAAGATTTTGGTTACGGTGCACTAACAGATATTAAAACCGTTAATGATGATGGTACACAAAGAGTAAACTATCCTTATGTATTCCTTAATCCTACACAGAGCGCGAGAACTGGGCAATCTATTACATATAGGTTTAACTTAATCGCAATGGATGTAGTTGAAGAATCTCAAGGATATTCAAATTGGTTAGAAGCTCAGAGTTCATGTCAACAGTACATAGATGATATACTTGCACAACTTAGATTTGGAAAGCCATTACTAGATGCTGACTTAACTCTTAATGTTAACTTAACACCTTTTAAAGAAAGATTCCAAGATACTGTTGCAGGTATGACAGCTACATTAGAAATAGAAGTACCATCAAAACTAAATGAATGTATTGTACCAATTGATGAATTTACTAGCTTATATGTACAGAGTCCTGCTATTCAATATTTAGGTGGATCAAATCAAGACGGAGACGGTAACACTGGTCCTAATACTCCAACTAATGCTAATGGAATTGTAGAACTAATTGAGCAATCAACAAACCCAGGCCAAACTGGTTGGGGTGTAGGTACATTCTCTCAGGTAAGAGTTACTTTTGATATGACTTATACATGGGATCCCGTACCTTACTCGGTGGCTAATGGAAATCCTTATGATATGGATCCACAAAACTTTTGGTTCCTAGAACCATTTGGAATTGATTTAGGTGGACCTTTACAACCTGATGTTATTGTAGGATGGCCAGGAAATACACCAGTCGTAGGAGATACATATCCAATTGAGCTAATATGGAATAACGTAACAGTAACAACTGCAACACTTACAATACCTTTTAACAAATATACATTACCAGCATCTCCTAATCCTACACAAGAGTTTCTAAATAGAACAGCACAGTTTAAACTAGAGAATTTAGAATTAAGAACTTACGCATGACAGTAGACGAATTTGAAAGATCACTACAAGCCTTTGGTGAAGAACTCCAAGATATACAACCTATCTTACTAAACATAGGAGGTAGAATAGTTGATGAGATTAAAGCTGGTGCACCTACAGATACTGGAGCATTACGTAATTCAATTAAGGCAATCATAGACGGAGATAGCTTAACAATAGCAATGTTGTATTATGGTATGTTTCAGAACTATGGAGTAGATGGAATAGAAAATGCACCAGCTCGTGAAGTACCAACATTCGGTGTACCTCAGCCAACAGCAGGAAGTAGATATGGATTCTCTGGTAATTTTGAGATGATAGGTGGAGATCTATCGTATGGTGCAAGAAAAACAATATATAAAATGGGATTAAAACCACAGAGCTTCTTTGACCTAGATGCAATTAGTCAAGCAGTAGCAGACGGAGTAGCAACCCAATTAACACAAGACTTTTAATTATGGCAGTAATAGTAACACAAGTACCGAACTTAATTTTTGATATGGCTTACGGAGCTAATCCTTTTACATTAAGTGGAATTGATCCTACTGATGATAAGTATGCACTACAGATCTTTGTTGTAGGTAATGCAACTCCTATCGCAGATATAAGACAGACTCCTAACCGACAAGGTAGAGCAATCTTTGATATACAAAACATTTTACAAACTGTAGTAGGACCACAAGTAAATACCGTTGATAGTCAAAATTATAATTCACTAACAACCTCTACTAGGATATCACTGGCAGGTGCAACACTAACGGAATATCAAATTGCTTATGCTACAGAGAGTGGCGGAGTGGTTGGAGCCTTTACTACTTACCCTGCAATATTTACTGTTATAGCAGGATCTAAACAATACTTTGAAGTTCCTTTTGATGAAACTCCTTATCAACCTGTAATTAGTGGAGGTGTAGGAATATGTTCAGTCATTGATAGGTATGCAAAACCTTTATCGGATAACTCATATACAATTGCTGATGATCTTCCTGGTAAGACTATTAATTATTATTCTAGTCCTAATGGTATTGATGTACATAATGTTTATGTAGATGATCAATGTACTAAATCATTTTACCAAAAAGTTGAGAGAAGTTCAGCAACACCACCTGCTGCACCAGTTCAAGGTATAGAAGCCTTTTATGTACTTCAATTTAATGCCGCTGATAATTTAATTCAAACAAACGTTATACCTAACATACAATCTAACGGAGGAGGACCAAACGTAGCTCTTTATCAAGGTACACAGATAAGTGGAGACTTCCAGGTTATAACAGCAGCAACTGGTCCAGCTAACTTAATGGCAATCCTTAATGCTGCAACTGCATCTTATTATATTATACCTGGTGTGTATGGTTGTTCTGAAGATTCACAGAGTCAAATAGATGTAATGACTGAAGCTGCATGGAGGGCTCAAAAGTATATTATAAACGAACCTGAATGTTTAGACTATCCGCATGTTCAATTTGCTTGGCAGAACTCTTTAGGTTATAGAGATCAGTTTACTTTTACTAAAAAACTAGTTCACTCAACAAAAACCAGAAACAATAACTTCTTAAAAGGTCCTGCTGATTATAATAGTACAAGCTATTCAGTAGACATAGAAGATAGAGGTTACACTACATATTCACAGAAAATACAAAATGAGTTTAGTGTCACGTCAGGCTATATGACAGATGAAGAAGCGAAATTACTTAAACACTTATATCAGTCCGCTGAGGTTAAGGTAAGGTTCTCTAGTGGACAGTATGCAAACGAATGGGTACCTGTGACAATTAGTTCACTTAACTATACAGAGAAAAACTTTCAAAAAGATAAGCTATTCCAATACACTGTTAAATTTACGCTAGCTAGTAACATTAAATCAATGAGAGGATAATATGATTCAATTAAAAGTATATCAAAGTGAAGCAAGTACAGATGCAGATGCAATATTTCTGGATCTTTACGAAACTCAACCAATTAAGTTAACGTTAAGTGTAGAGGATATCACAACTGCTGATGCAACATCTGTATTTAGTAGAACCTTTAAAGTACCTGCAACAAGACATAATAACGAGTTCTTTCAAAATGCATTTGAAATTGACGGTATTGACTTTGATATTACAATTAAAAAACCAGCACAGATACTTGTTGATGGTGCAGAGTTTCGTGTAGGACATGTTAGGTTACAAAAGATCTATGCAAACGGAGACCTAGACAAAATTGATTATGAATTACTTTTCCTTGGTGAGACAAGAGATTTCTCATCTGTAGTTGGAGAGAAGCCATTATGTCAATTGGTAATGACAGACTTTAATTGGGATGATAACCCAGTTGCTTATACTAATGCTGCTGACTTTGTTGGTCCTTTTCTTTATGCTGATGTAAGAGATAGCTGGGATGCTTATCCTGAGAATGCCTCTTTAACGGCAGGGTATGCAGATGGAGATATATTATTTCCACTAATAGATCACGGGAACACGTATGATGATGCAGGCAATCCTGAACAAGGTATGATTAAGTTATCAGGTTCTGATAGATTTACACAGTCAGCTAATTCTTTATCTTTAGATAGACTTAAGCCAATGGTAAGAGCTAAACGAGTATGGGATCAAATCTTTGAGGATAGTGGATATACTTATGACTCTACATTTTTAAATTCTGACTTATTTCATCAAATGTATATTTCTGCATTTGGTAACGAAGAAAAGATTGGAGCTGACATTGGACAAATTACAACAAGTATCTTTGAATCGTCTAATCCAACTAACGGAGAGAATGATGTAAACAATTACATGTATAATGATAATGTTGCAAGTAATGTTGGAGGATACTTTAATGTAGGTACTTCTGATGTACAACCTGCAGGAACAGGATCATGGTTTGTTGCACCAGGTACTGCAACGATTGCAGGTAACTATTATATAATGGAAATCTCTGCACAAGTAGATGCTCAGTTTGAAAACTCTGATTATACTTTTACGATGGTTCCTTCAGCGGTTCAGCTTTGTGTTGTTAATACACCAGGCGGAACTATTACACAGACAATTGCTACAGGTAATTTTACTGGTAATATGAATACAAGTATACTTAATTATGATTCTCGTAATGGAGGTTACCAAATCCAAGCAGGTGATATCTTACAAGTCTTTATTACTCCTTCTAGTACTTATGACCTTTCAATGGTTGATAATACTTTTTGGAACTGTACTGCTGCTCCTGGTAATTACTATGCACCTGCAGATTTTAATTGTGATTACAGACAAATAGATTTTATTAAGGATGTACTTACAATGTTTAGGTTAGTACTTCAACCTGATAAGAACCGACCTAATAACTTTATTATAGAACCTTGGCAAGACTTTATAGGAAGTGGAACTACATATGATTGGTCCGATAAACTTGTAAGAGAAAAAGACTTTGTTAGTGAACCTCTATTTAATACACAGAGTGCAGAGATAGAGTATACAATGCAAGAAGATGAGGATTTAATTAATTCTTTTCACCAAGACAATACAAAGCATGCATACGGTTGGTTAAGGTTCAATAGCGGTAATGAATTACTTAAAGGTACAAGAGATGTAGAGGTCTTAGGGATTAGTCCAACACCAATAGATCAAATCAATCATGGAACTAATGCACCACATCCTTATCCTCAATTTATATTACCAACTATAATAGAAGTAACTGGAGAAAACTTTGATAGGTTACCAATTGTCTCAAATACAAGATTCCTTTTCTATAACGGTAAACAAGACATTGATGTTGCACAAGACGATTGGTATTTAGATAATGATACAGGTACTGCACAAATACAAGATATATGGCCTTTAGTTTCTCCTTATGAAAATTGGCCTGTACAACAAACTAGTTTAAATTTAAATTTCTTTAATGATACAAGATATTACATTGACCCAGATCCAGGTACAGGATACTATGATCAAGGCTCTACACTTTTTGACGAGTATTGGAGTAGATATATTAGTTCTCTTTACAATAAGTTTAGCAGAAGGGTTACCGCTTATTTCGTTTTAAATAATGTTGATCTACAAGACTTAACCTTTGATGATTTAATTTTTATTGACGGTAAGTACTATAGACCTGAAAAAATCATAGATGCTCAAATAGGTGAAAGAACAACTGTTAAGTGTCAACTAATTACTTATAAAGATAAACGACCTGTATGGGTAGACGAACAACTAACAGGTTTCTCTGTTATTGTAAGTGATGGTGATTGTGCTGGTGATCCTGGATCTATTCAAGTTACAACTAACGGTACTCCAAACTTTACATGGGAATTACAAAATAGTGGACAAACTGGAACTTATAATGCTAATGCAGGTGCAGCTCCTTATATCTTTACTATAAGCAATGTACCTCTAGGTATTGATCAACTTTTAGTTACAGATAGTGTAGGTAGAGAAGCAACAGTAACAATTCAAGTAAATGCAAGTACAGCAACTCCTGTAACAGCAACATGGACTGAAACAGATGCAACAGATTGTTCTGCACCTTGTAATGGAGAGGTTACAGTTACACCAAGCGGTGG